GAGCGCACACCAGCGGCAATCAAAGTCGTTAAAACTTATAAAGCTAAAGTCTCATGGTATAAACATGGTATAAAAACCGCAAATGGGGAAGTATTTAATCCATATGCATATACAGCAGCCCACAAGACTTTACCATTTGGTACTCTTGTAAAATTTACAAACATGAAAACAAATACCTATCTTATAGCAAGGATTAATGACAGAGGACCTTTTATCAAAAATAGGGAGTTTGACTTAACACTTAAATGTGCTATTCATCTTGGAATAAAAAAAGATGGAGTAGTGATACTAAAGATAGAAATAATGGGATGATTATACAATGGTTAAAGGATAAAATAATGAGTGGCAAAAAACCTGGTTCATTTTTTTGGTTTACAAATAATGAAAAAGATTTAAGGGTAAATAAGGATGAGGCAGAAGCATTTTCGGTTGCCAATCCTGAATATCAACGTGGTAAAATGAGTACAGGACCTAGAAAGAAGAAAGCTGTAATGGAACAACCAAAAGAATATAACTATGAAGATGATATGGCCCAACTTGGTCAAACACCAAATTGGATTGAAACTGTTGCAGTCAATAACAGTCTAATGACTATGAATAAAACTGATCAAATGACTGAAACAGTTACAGTTCCTGCAAATCAACAGATTGGTGGTAATATGTTCCTTGTAGAAGGAAATGTTCAGATGCGACCAGCGCCAGGAAGTAATAGAACACCCATTACAGCTGATCAACGTCGTATTGTTATGGCATCAAATATTGATGAAGCTATTCAGAAATATGTAAATCACTTTGCAAGTCTAAATACTGCTTTAGAGACTTATATAGTAGTGCATGCTGCTGCATCTGAGGCTATCAGTTAATGAAGCAACGTTTAGCATTTAGTAAATTTGAAATAATGATCAATAATGATATGATGGATCTAGGTTTGGATCCATTAAACCTTGATCATGTAAGACTGTTTTGGCAAGATAGACTACCACAAGAGGAAACAAAAAATGCTAGTGGAAATCTACACTAAAGATAACTGTGGTTATTGCACAGCAGTTAAAAGTCTATTAGAAGATAATAAGATCAGTTATAAAGAATATAGACTAAATGCAGATTTTACAAGAGAGACAGTAAAAGAAAAGTATCCATCTGCCGCCAATTATCCTGTAATAGTGGTTGACGGATATTATATTGGGGGATATAATGAGATTAGACCTATAGTTGAAGAACAAAAATTAACTTCTCAAAAATATCTAGCAGGATAAGGATTTATTATATTATGTTTCAACGTGACACAATACTTAAGAACCTTCGTAGCAATGTTCTAGAAGTATCATTTACAAAGATAAATGGTGAAGAGCGCCAGATGCGCTGCACACTTCTACCACGACTTCTACCAGAATCATATCGAGCTGATCCAACTGAACAAGATGGTGAAAAAGATTTTCATCAAAAGAATCCTGAAGTAATTGCTTGTTGGGATGTTGTAAAAGGCGGATGGCGCTCTTTCCGAATTGACTCCATTATCTACATTCAAGTGCATGACTCTTACTAAGGAAAAATAAATGCTAGCTATTAATAGCTTGAATAAGCCCCAACAATGGGGCTGGCATCTTTCAGTCGATGCTTCTTTTTGTGATTTGAATCTTATCACAAATAAAGAAACTGTTTATAAGTTTACTAAACAACTGGTAAAAGATATTGATATGATTGCTTATGGAGAACCAGATATTGTTTTCTTCGGTGAAGGTGATAAATCCGGTCTGACCATGCAACAACTTATTAGTACTTCAAATATTTGTGCGCATTTTGTTGATGAATATAAATCATTATTTCTCGATGTGTTTAGCTGTAAACCGTTTGAACATGAAGTCGTTGAACAACTTGTTGTTGAATACTTCGGAGCTAAACACATCAAGTCTCATTATAAAGAAAGAGTTTGTTTTACATAGAAATATAAGTTCTACCTTATGTAAATCTTTGTTGCATATATTTTATATTATTAGGGATATCAATGAAATTAGAAAATAATATTATTGGCTTTACATGTGGGGCATTTGATCTTCTTCATCCTGGTCATCTATCTTTTCTAGAAAAATGCAAGAAAGAATGTGATGATCTTTGGGTTGGTTTACATACCGATCCAACTTTGGATCGACCAGAAACTAAGGAAAAACCTGTTCAGACAATGTTTGAAAGGTTTATTCAGCTCAATATTTTAGGTTTTGTGTCATCCATTATTCCATACGATACAGAACTTGATCTAGAGAATATGCTGGCTATTCTTCCTATTAAAAAAAGATTTGTTGGTTCTGAATATAATTGCATTATGATTACTGGTCAAGATATTTGTGATCACAGAAATATCCAGATTGTCTATATTGATAGATTGCACAACTATAGTTCTACAGAACTTAGAACAAGGATTCGAGGTTAATTATGAGTCACGTTGAAAACTTTTTAATTTTAGCAAGTACCACTGCTAATCTTATTCACACTACTGATATTGAAGATATCATACAAGATCTAATTGAAGTAAGAGACGGCGGTGGAAGAGTCTTTGTACTAGGTGCTGGCGGGTCTGCCGCTAATGCATCACACATGGTAAATGATCTTCGTAAGCTTTGCAATATTGAAGCATATTGCCCAACTGATAATGTTTCAGAACTTACAGCTCGAGTCAATGATGAAGGTTGGGAAGATTTCTTTGTAAAATGGCTTCGAGTCTCAAAGTTTAATAGTAAAGATGCTTTGTTTATTTTATCTGTAGGTGGTGGTGATGCTGCAAGAGGTATTTCAGTAAATCTTATCCTAGCCACGGATTATGCTCATATATATGGTGGTAAAGTAATGGCTATTGTAGGTAGACAAAATAGTTATGTTGCTAGATATGCTGAATCTTCCTGTGTCATCCCAGAATCCGATCCAAGTCTGATGACCCCAATGAGTGAAGCATTCCAAGGTATTGTCTGGCATTGTATTGTTTCCCATCCACTTTTACAAGTTCAAAAAACCACATGGTAAAAACTGTATTTCTTGATCGTGATGGGGTAATAAACTATCTTATTCAACGAGATAATATTACTACAGCGCCTTGGGAAAAAACAGAGTTTAAATTTATTCCAGGATCTATTTCGGCTATCTTAAAACTTAAAACTTTAAGACTTAAAGTTATTGTAGTAACTAATCAACCAGACGTGAATGATGGTATGATGGAACTAGAAACTTTAGAATACTTCAATCAAAAACTATTAGATGTAGGTGTTGATGAAGTGCTAGTAGCTTATAACAGAAATAGTCTTGATTATAAACCCAATAATGGAATGCTTGAAAAAACGATTGAAAAATATCGATTAAATAGATCAGAATGTGTACTTGTTGGTGACCGTTGGAAAGATATAGTTGCTGGTAATAGTAGTAAGATTACTACAATCTATTGTTCAGAAAATGTATATTTTGCACCAGAACCATATCAAACTGTTTTACCAGATTATCAAGTTTCTACTTTACTTAAAGCTGTAAACCTTATTGAAGGGATTATGAATGATTGACATTTATGCTGATGGAGCAGCAATGGACGGAATTGTTTTGTCCGCAAAAAATAAAAATATCATGGGTTTTACCACAAATCCTTCACTCATGCGACAAGCAGGGGTTACTGATTATCTAGCATTTACCAATGATGTTCTTAATTTTTTAAAGTTTGAAAGACCGGATACCAATATAAGTCTTGAAGTTTTTGCTGATGATTTTGATGGTATGTATAGACAAGCATTGCGACTTCATGAACTCAGCGAGCGCTATGATTATCCAGTCTATGTAAAGATTCCAGTTACTAATACCTTGGGTACTTCAACTCGTGAACTTGTAGCAATGCTTCTAGCATCTAAAGTCCAAGTAAATGTAACAGCTGTATTTACTCCAAAACAAACTGAAGAAGTACTTCGCGCTATTGGTGATAATCAAACACCATCCATCATATCTATTTTTGCTGGGCGTATTGCTGATTCAGGTAATAATGCTGTAAATATTACTAAAGAATGTATCAAGCTTAATACTTTTCATAATACTGATAAAATTAAAAATAAAAACGTAAAGTTCCTATGGGCATCAACTCGACAAGCTTATAACTACAATGAAGCGCTTGAAGCAGGTTGTGATATTATTACGATGACGCCAGATATTATCAAGAAGATGGGACTACAAGGTAAGAATTTAACTGATTATTCCATAGAAACTGTGAAGATGTTTTATGATGATGCAGTCAAGTCAGGATTTACTATCTAATGAAAGCTTTTGAAGAAAATGAAATCTCAAAGAACGCTAATGGTGGAACTGAGATTGCCAAAAGAAAACTAGCCTCTATTATTGATCCATCATTACTAGAACACTTTCAAATCATTTCATCCCGAGTCAGAGAACTTGATGAAACTAAGATTCGAGTTCTTTGGCAGCATGACCTGTCACAAGATCCAGAGTCAGCCAAGCTTAGAGATGAAAGTTTTCAAGATAAATTTCACAAGTTTGTCTATATTTCAAACTGGCAAATGAATCAATATCAACTCTATCATGGGCTTCCTTATGATACAAAATCTATTGTTCTTGAGTCTGCTATTGAACCGGTTGATTCTATGCTTAGACACACAAACAGTGATGGGAAGATCCGCCTAGTCTATACATCAACACCACAGCGCGGTCTTGATATTCTAGTCTCTGTATTTCAATATTTGGCAGATAAATATAATGATATTCATCTAGATGTATTTTCTAGTTTTAAGATCTATGGTTGGGAAGATGCTGATAAGCAATTTGAACCACTTTATGACCAAATCAGAAATCATCCTCAGATGACTTATCATGGATTTGTTCCTAATGAACAACTAAAATTACATCTAAACTCTTGTGACATTTTTGCTTATCCATCAATCTGGATGGAGACCAGTTGTCGTGCTATGATTGAAGCTATGTCTGCTCAACTGGTCTGTGTTCATCCAAACTATGGTGCTTTAGCCGATACTTCAGGTTCTCTTAATGTGATGTATCAAGGGACTATGGATAAAGCTGAACATGCTAATATTTTTTCTTCGCATCTTGAAGCTACAATTCAGTTTATTCGTGATAAAAACCATGAAGATATGGTAAGATTCAATAAGGTTTATGTTGACAGTCGCTATAATCTTGATAGAATCAAGAGGCAATGGGAAGGTATGCTCAACGAACTATTGAAGAAATATCCTACTGAAGAAAGTCGACAATTCCCAAAACCGCAGTTTGTATATAAAACTTCATGATTATTTCCAAAACACCTCTACGGATTAGCTTTTTTAGTGGAGGCAGTGATCTACCTTCATTCTATGCTAAAAAAGCAGGTGCAGCATTATCCGTGACTATAGATAAATATATCTATGTTATGGTTCACGGTAAACCACAAGCAAGTAATTTTGTTACA